TCAACAGCGACCAGGTGCCTAGGGATCTGAAGATTGGAATGGGTGTTGACCTGGCTATCTCCAAATCCGACACGGCTGACTATACCGCCATCGCTGTTGTTGGCTACGACAAGGACTCGGGGCGTAGATACGTGCTGGACATGTGGAGGGGCAAGGTGGGGTTTCACGAAGTGGTACAAGGCGTCCAAAGCCTAGCGGCAAAATGGAACCCATCACGTATCAACATTGAGGCAGTCCAGTATCAGGTGGCAGTAGTGCAGGAACTTCTCCGCAAGACATCCCTACCTGTCAAGGCTGTCAAACCCGACCGCGACAAGGTAACACGGTTCCATGCTCTGCTGGCAAGGTATGAACAGCTACTGGTTACACACGTACGTGGGCTGGAGCCCTCATTCGAACAGGAACTACTTTCTTTTCCAGAGGGCAACCACGACGACATGGTGGACGCTCTCGTTTACGCTGAAATGGCGGCTGTGAAATCACAAGGTGCAGGGGTTGTATTTCTATGAAACACGGAAGTTTGTTTTCAGGCATAGGCGGTTTTGACCTTGCCGCGGAGTGGATGGGATGGGATAACGAGTTCCATTGCGAGTGGGCGGAGTTCCCACGTAAGATACTGCACCATTACTGGCCCAATGCGATAAGTTACAACGATGTTACACAAACGGATTTCACAGCACATGCCGACCAAATCGACATCCTCACAGGCGGATTCCCTTGTCAGCCGTACAGCGCAGCAGGCAAGCGCAAAGGCAAAGACGATGATCGTCACCTCTGGCCCCACATGTTACGAGCTATTCGAGAAATCAGACCTCGCTGGGTCGTGGGCGAAAACGTTTTCGGGCTTACTACTTGGAACGGGGGCGTGGTACTCGAGGAGGTGTGCGCTGAACTGGAAGCTGAAGGTTACGCCGTACAGCCGTTTATTATTCCAGCTTGCGCCGTCGGCGCTCCCCACAGAAGAGACAGGATCTGGATTGTTGCCAACGCCACGCGCACTAATGATAGAGGAACGTTTGGAAACATACGAGGCACGTATGAAGAAACGCAAAGATCCTGTATCACCAAACCTGCACATCCTAATGTTGAAGGGATTGCTTCCAACACCGACAACACAGGAGACTCCGCACTACGAGGCGGAACTGACGGAAACTGGACGCAGAGTAGCGAGCAACGGCAACAGTCATTCTCTGAACTTAGCCGACCATGCGATACTGGGATTGCTTCCGACACCGACCTGCATGGACGCAACGAATGCAACGGCAACGATGAAGTCTACGCAGGTCAAGGATGGCAGTATGCACAGCGTGACATTGAGCAGGCAGATATCCAGGACTACTGGCACAACTTCCCAACTGTCACCCCGATTTGTGGCGGAGATGATGGGATTCCCGCCGAACTGGACGGTATTACCCTTCCAAAGTGGCGAAGAGAAAGCATAAAGGGCTACGGCAACGCAATAGTGCCACAGGTAGCATTTCAAATTTTTAAAGCGATAGAACACTATGAGCATACTAACTCGGATTAAGCAGTATATCTCCCCTACTGGTGAGGTCGCACAGAACGACCTTCCTATACCAGTAACGGAGTTGTGGAACAAGCATAACTTCACACCTATCGTCAACTGGCGTGGTGCTTACCAGATGTGGAAGGCTAACCCCGTGGCTGTGGCGTGCACTCTGACGTATTCGCTGATGATGCCGGAAGCGCAGATAGGTGTGATCACTCCGAACGGTTACGACTTCAAAAGCCCTATCGTGGGGATGCTGACACGTAACCAATGGCGTGTGACGTTTGGTGAGATCATGACCATCCTGTGCATTGGTGGCAACGCGTATGGTTATAAGCTACGCAACGCCTCGGGTGCTATCATCGGCATGCGCTGGTATTCAGATAAAAACTTCGCCCCTGTAAACGATGGTTACGGTGACGTCGAACACTACCTATACTACGATGGACAGGTAGCGTACACAGTACGCAAGGAAGACGTCGTTCACATCCAGGGCTTTTGGTACGACCCTGAGAAAACGCTTGGTGGTGGCAGCCCTGTTGAGTTAGCAGCGCAGTCTATCGAGGGCTACAATGAAGCCACGTCTACGGTGTTCAACATCCACAAGAACGACGCCATGCCTAAGACGATCGTAGTCTACGACGAAGAGCTCACACCTGACCAGGTAGCACTTGCTGAACGTTCGTTCAAGCGTAAATATGGGGGCGACCGCCGCGGCTCTGTGGGCATCATGTGGGGTGTCAAGGATGTTAAACGCCTTGCACTTGACTGGAATGAACTAGGATTGTCTGATACCTTTGGTCAATACGAGACGCGGATCTGTGGTGCTTACAAGGTGCACCCGATTATAGCAGGAACGCACATGGGGCTTTCTTCAGCTACCTACAGCAATTTTGAGCAGGCAAGCAAGGACTTCACCAACATGGTACGTGTTCCGTTCTGGAACATGATAGCCGACCAGATCAACGCACAGCTAGCTATCCCTGAATATGGCGTGCAACTTGGGTTCGACCTCTCGACAGTGCAGGCCCTGGCAGGTGAGACCATCGCCATGGAAGCGGTATCTACGGACAACGACAGCGACGTCGACGATGATTCAGACGTCGACGACACACCCGAAACACTAAGCCTCGGAGGTGGCGTGTCTTCGGACAAATACTTTCACAAAAACTACAGCGTTACCGTAGGGGCCGAGACCAAGGCATGGCTACACCATCCCGATTCACAGGTATACGCCAAAGCCTATGACGACCTGCTTAACAAGCAATCCGAGAATATCGCTAAGGAGTGGGGGCGTGTGCTGGATGATCTCTACGAAACCATCACGGCTGACGTTAAGGCGCTCCGCATCGAGACGAAGATAGACGACCAGTTCAGCCTCGATGTCTGGGAGAAGAAATTCGTCGACGGTACCGAAGACAGCCGAACCGAGCTAGTCGAGATCATCATGGCCTTGGCCCAGGAGGAAGTGGACGCTCAGGGTGAGTTTGGACGTGCTCGTGAGGATGGCATACGTGAGAGCGCTGACAAGATAGCCGAATCGGTCGGTACCATCCGCAGTGATGTTCAGACATTGCTACGAAACAATCCTGGTGCCAGCGAGGAGGAACTGTCTAAGCTGCTGCTAGATAAGTTTGAGAGTCTCAAGATGCCGGTCATTCCTACTGTGAAGCAATCAAGGGCAGAACTTATCGCACGCACTACAGCAACGGCGACGACTGGTAAGGTGCAGAAATCGGTATGGACTGAATTGGGTGGCATTAAGCGTGAGTGGGTGGCCTTGTCAGGGGCTCGAGCTGCACATGCCGACGCCCACGAACAGCCTGAAAACTTGGATGGCAACTTCGTAGTCGGTGGTGAAACAACGCCTTATCCTGCAGGCCCTGGCTTGTCAGCATCCAACTCCGTCAACTGCCGATGCTTCACACGTGCAAGGCAACTCTAACTTGTGGATAATTAAACAATAGCATAACCCAAATTCGTATGGTATGGGGAACACACCATGAAAATTGAACGTAAGACTTTTGAATTTCAAGCAAAGGCAGAGGGTGACAGTGGCGTAATCGAGGCCATCGTCTCCGTGTTTAATAACGTCGACAGCTATGGCGACCGTGTTAAGTACGGTTTCTTCGACGATTCGCTGAAGACCAAACTGCCAAAGGGCGTCTGGGCTCACGATTGGAAGACACCGGTGGCCAAGACATTAGAAGCCCGTGAGCTAATGCCAGGCGACGCCATGCTGCCAGATAGCTTGAAAGACCTTGGTGGCCTGTATATCAAAGGCCAATTCAACATGAATACACAGCGAGGACGTGAGACCTACTCCGACATCAAGGAAGGTATCATCGACGAGTTCTCGATCGGTTATTCAGTAGTTGAAGAAACATTTGCACAGGACGGAGCACGTGAACTGGTAAAGGGTAAACTTTACGAATGGTCACCGGTGCTGTTCGGTGCTAACTCACAAACGGCACTTATTAGCGCTAAGGGACTCAATGATGATCTAGAAGACGTTGGAACCGACGTCGATAGACTCATCACGAGGTTGAACGAACGCGCAGAGATTAGGCAGAAGGAAGGGCGCACGCTATCGTCGGCTAACGTGGCACGCCTGACCGAATTGATGGACACACTTACCGCTGCAGTAGGCAATATTAAAATGCTTATTGACGCGGCACAACCGGTTTCCGCAAAGGCTGCCATGGAAATGGAAGCATTGCGGGCATTAGTAAACAAGAGGAAACAATCATGAATTTGCAACAGATCAACGACGCCATCAGCGCCAAGTCTAGCGAGCTCGAAACGCTCCTTGCTAAGACAGAGCCAACGATGGACGAAGTAAAGTCTGCACAGACATTGAACGCTGAAATCGACGCGCTCAATGAGCAGGCCAACGAAGTAAAGTCGTTCGAAGCTATCAAGGCC